TAACAACAATCATGTTAATAGTGCGTATGTCTATACGCACTTTTTTGTACCTATTTTCTAAATTTTAAAAAAAATATCTATGGCTAATCGCAACATTTTCAATTCAGTAAAGCTAACTCGACCTAAACGTAATCAGTTTGATCTGTCGCATGATATTAAATTCACCTGCGACATGGGCGAGTTAATTCCTATTATGGTCCAGGAGTGTGTGCCTGGCGATACCTTCCACATTGGTTGTAATTCTTTGTTGCGCTTTGCGCCTTTGATTGCTCCGGTTATGCACCGTATTAATGTAACGATGCACTATTTTTTTGTTCCTAACCGTATTCTGTGGAATGATTGGGAAGATTTTATCTTGGGTAATAACGATACGTTGGTTCACCCTTACTATCGTTATAATATTAACGATTATGAGTTGTTTCCGCTTTTAGATTACATGGGTATTCCTGAACCTCCTGCGGATGCTCGGACTTTTGATATTAATGCTTTTCCCTTGGCTGCTTATCAGTGCATCTATAACGAATATTATCGTGATGAAAATCTTGTTGCTCCGGTCGATTACAAACTTCGTGCAGGTATGCAGGTTAGTAGCTTACATTTGCCTTTACGTCGTCGTGCTTGGAAGCATGATTATTTTACAAGTAGCTTACCGTGGGCTCAAAAAGGTGCAGCCGTCGACATTCCGTTAGGAGATGTTCGTTTAAAGGATGCGCCTGTGCCTGGTGGTCGCTTTGTAAATCCTTTTTCGGGTGAACCGTATGAATATTCTTCTAATGCTACTCTTGAGATTGACGATACTTCTGGTGCGACTTTGGTTACTCAGTCAGGTGCTGGAAATATCGGTGTGTATGATCCGAATGGTTCTTTGGAAGCTGGATCTACTACTATTACAGATCTTCGTAGAGCTATGCGCTTGCAAACTTGGTTAGAGCGTAATGCTGTTGCTGGTACACGTTATAAAGAAGGTTTGCTTGCTCACTTTGGTGTGATGTCCGATGATGCTCGTTTGCAACGTCCCGAATATATCACGGGTACTGTGTCTCCTGTGATTATCTCAGAGGTTCTTAACAATACCGGTGAACTTGATGGATTGCCGCAAGGCAATATGGCTGGACACGGAGTGTCCGTTACCACTGGTGGTTATGGAAAGTATTTCTGTAAGGAACATGGTTGGATTATTGGTATAATGTCTGTTATGCCTTTACCTGCTTATCAGCAAGGTATTCCTCGTCATTTCTTACGTAGTGATAAGTTTGACTATTTCTGGCCTGAGTTTGCGCACATTGGTGAGCAGGAAGTGTTTAATAAAGAGATTTATGTGGGTCATTCGCAACCTGATCAGCCTTTTGGTTATGTGCCTCGTAATGCTGAATATCGATTTACTCCTTCGCGTGTGGCTGGAGATTTCAAAAAATCTCTTTCGTACTGGCATCTTGGTCGTATTTTCGATTCGGAACCTAATCTCAATCAACAGTTTATCGAATGTGATCCTGGTAAACGCATATTTGCGGTTGAAGATCCTAACCAGGATTCCTTGTATGTACAGGTTTTAAATAAGGTTAACGCCATTAGGCCGCTTCCTAAATTCGGTACTCCTATGATCTAGCACATGTGCATAACACCGTTTACTATGAAACATCGAATTACGGGTGAAAATCACACGTTTCCTTGTGGTAAGTGCCCGGAGTGTTTGGGTAGACGTGTATCTGGTTGGTCTTTTAGATTGCGTGAGGAAGATAAACGTGCTAACTCTTCGCATTTTGTTACTCTTACGTACGATACTAACCATGTGCCTATTTCGAAAAACCGGTTTATGACGCTCTGTAAGGCAGACTTACAGAAATTTTTCAAACGGCTCCGGAAATCGCTCCCGGAGCCCTCTGATACTAATCCTCCTGTCAAGTATTATGCTGTAGGTGAGTATGGAACGCAAGGTATGCGTCCCCATTATCACATTATTCTTTTTAATGCAGATCCTCCTGCAATTATTCGTGCTTGGTGCTTAGATGGAAAACCTATAGGTCAAGTGCATTTTGGACAGGTGAGCGGTGCGAGCATTGGCTATACCTTAAAATATATGTCTAAGGAATCTGTTATTCCGATTCATCGAAACGACGATCGTGTAAAGGAGTTTGCTATTATGAGTAAGCGCCTTGGCGATAATTATGTTACAGATGCTATGAAAGCCTGGCACAAGGCTGATTTGCTTAATCGTATGTACGTTAATGTCGATGGAAAGAAGGTATCTATGCCCCGTTACTATAAGGATAAAATCTACACTCGTAACACGGAAGTGTTAAATGCACAAGGTCATAAGACCGTTATTGTGGTAGGTGAGAGAGAGCGTATTGCTGCGCATGCAAAAAAGGAGAATGCTAAGCGGGAAGCGGAGTTTGAACAGGCTATGTTAGAAAAATATGGTGATGATTGGTATCGCATGAAAGTGGAAGGAGATCTTGCGTCGTTCCGTAAGATGTATAAAAACGCGTTAAAAAATCGCACGAAAGTGTAAGATAGATTAAATCTATTCCAGGTACATTTGTTCTATAAAAATTATCTAACATGAAAAGAGATGGAAATGAACTTACGATGTACATCGAAATTCTTAACGAGGATCTCGAGTGTGTACCCGGTGAACTCTACACAAAAACGTGTGGCGAGGTACTTTATTACGAGCTTGTCGATCGCATGTATAAAGCGATCGCTGAAGTTGGTAGCCATATGACTGGCACCGATGCCTTACTGAAGGTTGATTTTTATGTACACTTAAAAATGAAAAACTATGAGCCAAAAGCAAGTCAAACAACTGAAAGTCAGAAACCCGTTGAACTTTGATTTTACAACTGATGTGAAGCCTGAAAAAAACACTCAACCGAGTGAGACTGTTCCTGACCAGGCAATGAGTATTCGTGAAATTCTTGATCGGTACGCCAAAGGTCTCCCTCTATCTGGTGCTCGTGTTCCCGTTTTCGATGAGGAAGATGATATGCCTGATGTAAGAGGCTTAGACCTCGCTGAGCGCCAGGAAGTTGTTGAACGTTACCTGGAAGAACTAAAAATCTTAAAACAGCGTGAGAGTGACAGACAGGCCGAATTTCAGCGTTTTAAGCAGTCAGAGAAGGAAAAAGCTCAAAAAGAGCCCGAGGCTGAAAAAGAGCCTAAAAAGCCTCAAAAACAGGATGCGTCGCCGCAGCCTGGGAATTAGCACTATATTACTTGATATATTAGTGCTAATTGACACTCCCCCTGCAAGGGGTTCGACGAGCGCTAAACAATATGTTAATCGCGAGGCCAAACTGCTAGCGGAGCTTTAGCGGAGCTGCAAATATGAACGCAGCGGTTAACGTGTTGTTTTGCGCCCGCCGACGCCCTCAGGCGGAGTGCAACACAACGCAATGAACAAAACACAAACAACAAAACACAATCTTCGCGTATGGCATTCCCAGTTGCTGCGGCAGTTGCTGCTGGAGCTTCGCTCCTATCATCCGGAGGACAGATATATGCTTCCGGTAAAATGAATAAAAAAACCCGACAGTGGAACGAGATGATGTATCAAAAACAGCGCGAAGACGCGCTGGCGGACTGGCGGTTACAAAATGAATATAACAGCCCCGCTGCACAAATGCAGCGTTTAAAGGCTGCTGGCCTTAATCCTAATTTGGTTTATGACAATGGTGCTACTTATAACGCTGGTGCTGTTAGATCCACGGATGTTAAGCCCTGGAACCCAGAAACACCTAATGTTGCTGGTCTGTCTGGTGCTGCTGCTGCTGGCCTTGAGGCTTATCATGATTGGACGCTCCAGGAGGAGCAAGTAAAGAATATGGCAGCACAGAGGCAAAATATGGAGTTAGATGCTGTCTTAAAGTCTATTCAAGTTGCTTCGGATCAAATCAAAAATGCTAAAAGTAGCCTGGAACTGAAACAGGCGCAGGATTTATATGATACAACAGTCAGTACTGCGAAGGAACGTTTGCGATCTATACAAACGACAACGGACATTCAGGTGTCTAAAGAAGTGCGTGATGCAGCCTTACACGCTCCTAATTTGGCGGCCGCTATCGAGCGTGTATCAAAACTCAAGGCTGATACAAAGTTGGCATCTCAACAGCTTGACAATCTTAAGAAAACCGGTGTACTTCAACAGTTGGAAATTAACATGCGTAAGCTCGGACTTAGCTATTCGGACGGTGTCATTCTTCGTATGTTGGCCCAGTTTGCACAGGGTCAATCTCTCCCTGAGTTGGTCCAGAATCTCTGGCAAAAGATAAAGGATTTTAGTAATAAGTATTCTGAGCGTACGTCTACTGGTAAAGATGAGGTTATTCTTACTGACGAGAAAGGTCGTAGGATTAAATAATTTGTTTATATTAGTGTTGAACTAAAATTTAACACTATGGCATACAAAAGGCGTTTCCGCAAAAAATTTGGCGGAAAGACTCGTAGGAAAAGGACTTATTATGTTTCCCGCGGAGGCATAAGACTCTAAACGATCTTTTATTTGGGGTTAACAACAATCATGTTAATAGTGCGTATGTCTATACGCACTTTTTTGTACCTATTTTCTAAATTTTAAAAAAAATATCTATGGCTAATCGCAACATTTTCAATTCAGTAAAGCTAACTCGACC